CCCCTGTTATACCATAGAGTTATATCAAGACGGTACCTGCGGTAGCAAGAGGCGTAGCCAGATTGGTCAAGGGGGGGGTTTTAAAAGGCATAGGGCGTAATAATATATAGGAGGGGAGATAAATATACAAAGGAGGTAACAAAGATAAGTTACGATACTTGACACACACACAACAATAGCTATATTTAGAGACGTGGGGGTTTAGTCCTTTCGACCTCCACACCATATTATGACAGAACTTACCATCAGGGCATCAGTAGCCCCAGCATTATTATTCCTTGAGACGCAACTACCCATAAAGGTAGTGAACGATCTCAACACCTACCTCGATAAACGACACCGTAAGGGTGGCGAATCATTTGCTAAGCATTTGGTAGGACAGATACAACACGGTGAACAATTAAAGATTGATCCACATGATCCACTGATAGGGGGGTTTGCTAACATAGTAACCACCATGTCAAAGGCTTATGTAAAGCAGTTCTGCAATACCATTGGCGCGCAAACGCTAGACCGAGTACCTAGCTTTCACAGTCTATGGTCGGTACACTCTTATGAACGAGACTATAACCCAATGCATGACCATGGGGTTGATACGCCAATGGGGATATCTTTTACCACCTGGACTAAAATACCAGAACAAATCCAGAACGGACCAGAATATTGTAGTCAAAACCTAGTGGACTCTAGTGGGATAGCTGATGGCTACCTACAGTTTCACTTTGGACAGACTGCTATAAGGGGGTTTGAGGAACTAAGACCACCAGCATCACGCACTGTTAAGCCTGAAGTTGGTAAGATCATATTCTTTCCATCATGGTGTCAGCACTGTGTGTATCCATTCGAAGGCGAAGGGGAAAGACGTACCGTAGCAGGTAATATGAATATGGTACCAGCACATCTAATAGACCAAGATACGTCTGTTTGATACCTTAAAATCAATTTAAACACATAAATAGGAGACGTATTACCATGATGGGTAAAGGCACATATAAAGCACCAGCTAAGAAAACTAAAAAGAAAAAGAAGAAAAAGAAGTCAATGAAGAAAGTAATGAAGAAAGGTATGTTATACTAATGCTTACAGATAAACAAAAGACATTACCAGAATCTTTAAAGAAAAAGATTATGACAGCTAAGAAGAAGAAACCAGGCAGAGTTATTGAAGAAGCTAACTCTAAGTACATGGTATGAAGATGCTTACTGCCAAACAAACAGCTCTTATGAAGAAACATAAGGTACATCATAGCCCAAAGCATATGGCAGCTATGAAGAAATCTATGTTAGCTGGTAAGACATTCACTCAAGCACACAAACTTGCACAGAAAAAAGTAGGTAAGTAGTGGCTAAGAGTACCGTTAATAAGGCAGGCAACTATACTAAGCCTGGTATGCGTAAGCGTATATTCAATCGCATCAAAGCTGGTACTAAAGGCGGTAAAGCTGGACAGTGGTCGGCACGAAAAGCCCAGATGCTAGCTAAATCTTATAAAAAAGCTGGTGGTGGTTACAAGTAATGGCTCTGAAGAAGTCACAAAAGTCACTAAAGAACTGGACTAAACAGAAATGGCGTACCAAATCTGGTAAACCTTCTGCTAAAACAGGTGAACGCTACCTACCTGACAAAGCTATTAAGGCTTTAACCTCTGCTGAATACGCAGCAACTACCAAAGCTAAGCGCAAAGGTACTAAGAAAGGTAAGCAACACGTTAAACAACCTAAGAATATTGCTAAGAAAGTAAGGAAGTACAGATAATGGCTAAGTCACCAGCATGGACCAGGAAAGAAGGCAAGAATCCCAAGGGGGGTTTGAATGCTAAAGGTCGTGCATCTTACAATAAAGGCAAAACTAAGACAGGTAAGAAACGAAATCTTAAAGCACCTAGCAAAAAGGTAGGTAATCCAAGACGAGCTTCCTTCTGTGCTAGAATGAAGGGTATGAAAAAGAAACTAACCTCTGCTAAGACAGCAAGAGATCCCAACTCAAGGATTAATAAATCCCTTCGAGCTTGGAATTGTTAATTAACTAAGGAAATATTATGTCAAGTCTATATCAAACAACAGATGGAGCTACTGTAAGGTTGGAAAACAACATTGTAGTAGGACCAGAATCTAAATTCCATGGTAAGGAAGTAAAAACAAACCAAGATATTATGGAAGTATTTGGTATTAATGTAATGAAACAGCCAAAAACTTCTGGTGGTACTAAAGATACTATGATCATGCCTGATGGAACTGTAGTTCCTACTAAGATGGAAGCAGCAATGTCTAAACAACCTGCAACATCAGGTGGTACTCGTGATGTACAGATAAGACCAGATGGATCTATGTACAATTTTCCACAAATGAAACCTAGTATGCCTATGAACAGACCTAACATGGGGCAGATTACTGGTGGAATGAGAAGTGGTGCTACTATGGGGCAAGCAAAAACTAGACCCATAGACTTAAGAAGAATGTTTCTAGCTAACGTTACAGGATTAATATAATGGCACACGGTGGTAAAAGAACTGGAGCAGGTAGACCTAAAGGAATTAAGATTGGTACAAAAGCAGAACGCTTAGCTGCATCATTAGGTAAAGGACAGACTACTCCACTTAAATATATGCTTAATCTCTTGAACAATCCGCAAGTATCTGTAGAAAAGAAGATGTGGGCTGCTAAAGAAGCTGCACCATTTGTACATTCAAAGCTATCATCTGTTAATCAGACTGTATCTGGGGATGATGATAAACCAATTACCGTTCAAATAGGATGGCGTAAGAAAAAGGATTAATGGAAGTAGTCATACCGTATGAACCTCGACCTTTACAGGAAAAGATTCATAACGAACTAAAAAGATTTAATGTCATCTGCTGTCATAGGCGGTTTGGCAAGACGGTATTCGCAATCAATCATTTAATTATGACTGCATGTGAGATACCAAATGCAAGATTGGCGTATATTGCACCGACCTATCGCCAGGGTAAAGCAGTCGCTTACGACTATTTAAAAGAATATACAGAACCCTTAATGAAACTCGGTGGTAAACGTCACGAAACCGAACTGAAGGTTGATCTATGGAATGGATCACGAATTCAAATCTTCGGCTCGGACAATCCAGATGCACTTAGAGGCTTAGGCTTTGATGGTGTATGCATGGATGAGTTCGCTCTAATGTCGCCTAGAGTTTGGACTGAGGTTGTAAGACCTGCAGTATCAGACAAGCTAGGCTATGTTATATTTATTGGTACACCTATGGGACATAATCAGTTCTGGGATGTATATGATCTAGCTGTACGTAGAGGTGGAGATTGGTATGGTAAATTATACCGAGCATCTGAAACAGAAATCATACCTGACTATGAATTAGAAGAAGCTAGGCTTACAATGCCAAGCGACCAATACGAACAGGAATTTGAATGTAGCTTTCAAGCTGCAGTCTCAGGAGCCTTTTACGGAAAACAGATTCAAAAAGCAGAAAAAGAAAATAGAATTACTGATGTTGAATATGATCCAAGTGTTGATGTAGAAACTTGGTGGGATTTAGGTATAGGTGATTCAACTTCTATTTGGTTTGCACAAAGAATTGGAAATGAGATTAGATTGATAGATTACTATGAATCATCAGGTGAAGCATTATCACACTATGCAAATGTATTAGAAGAAAAAGGTTACAGATATGGTAGACATGTTGGACCACACGATATTACTACAAGAGAATTAGGCACAGGTAAATCTAGATTAGAAGTTGCTTATGAATTAGGCTTAGATTTTGAGGTGTGTCCTCGATTAGCAGTTGATCATGGTATTGAAGCTGTACGAAATAATTTAGATAACTGTTGGTTTGATAAAAATAAATGTAAATATGGTATTGATTGTTTGCGACAATACCGTAAACAGTTTGATGATAGAATGCAGACATTTAAAAATAAACCCCTACATGACTGGGCTTCACACGCAGCAGATAGTTTTAGATATGGTTGTTCCGTTGACGGACCAACAAGAACTGACTGGGCTAAACCTATGAATGTAGACACTAGATATATAGTTTAAGGAACAATATGGCAAAAGGTAAACCACTAGACGATTATAACATATCAGGCATTCTTGGAGATCACATCAAGAATAGTTATGGTTTTTATGAATCAGAGCTAACAGACTCAAGACGCAAAGCTAATGAATATTACTTTGGTGAAGGGTTTGGCAATGAAGTAGAAGGCAGATCACAAGTAGTATCTACTGATGTTGCTGATACTATTGAGTCTATATTACCACCATTACTAAGAATATTTACTGCATCAGATAACATTGTTAAAGTAGAACCTGTTGGAGAAGAAGATGTTAAGATTGCAGAACAAGCAACTGATTATTTAAATCATATCTTTAATAAAGACAATGATGGTTTTACTGCATTGTACACAATGTTTAAAGATGCATTGCTACAAAAGAATGGTATCTGCAAAGTATACTGGGATGACTCAGAGAAAGTAGATAGAGAAACTTATCAAAAATTATCTGATGATGAGTTTACTATGTTGATTGATGAAGATGGTGTTGAAGTATTAGAACATACTGAGTACAAAGATGAAACATTTGAGAAAGAAAAACAAAAAGCTAAAGATCAATTAGGATTAAATCCAGATGCTTTACAAGCTGAGATTGCACAAGAACAATTAGATAGCATACCTACACCAAACTTACATGATGTAGTTATTTCTAGAACACAAACATTTGGTAGAGTTAAAATAGAACCAATACCACCTGAAGAATTTCTAATTGAAAGACAAGCTAAGTCTTTAAAAGATGCTAAGTTTATATGTCATAAAGTTCCAACTACTCGTAGTGAATTAATTGAAATGGGATTTGATCATGATAAGGTTTACAATTTACCTATTGAAAATAAAGAACAATACAACTCTGAAAGATCTGTTAGATACAGAAACATAGATGATGACTATGATAGAACTGTTGGTGATACATCTACAGAAGAAGTTATAGTTTATGAATCATATATTAAAATGGACATGAACGGTACTGGTGTTGCAGAGTTAAGAAAAATTACTAGTGCAGGTGAAGGTGGTTATACTATACTTGATAATGTAGCTGTAGATTCACACCCATTCTGTTCTATTACTCCTATTATAGTACCACACAGATTCTATGGTAGATCAGTATCAGAACTAGTAGAAGATATTCAGTTAATTAAATCTACTGTTATGCGACAAGTACTAGATAATATGTACTTAACAAACAATAACAGAGTAGCAGTAATGGATGGTCAAGTTAATCTTGATGACTTACTAACTAATCGACCAGGAGGAATTGTTAGAACTAAAGGCGCACCTAGTCAGGTTATGATGCCATTACAAAATCAAACATTAACTAATCAAGCATTCCCATTACTTGAATACCTAGATACTATTAAAGAAGAACGTAGTGGTATCACTAAGTATAACCAAGGTATGGATACTGATACACTTAATAAAACTGCATCAGGTATAAATACTATTCTATCACAATCACAAATGCGATTAGAGTTAATTGCTAGAGTATTTGCTGAGACAGGTGTTAAAGATATATTTAAAAAGATGTTTGAACTAGTAGTTAAGTATCAAGACAAAGAAAGAATTATTAAAGTTAATAGTAGTTTTGTACCAATGAATCCTATGGAGTGGAGAGACAGATGCAATGTTACTATTCATGTTGGACTAGGTACTGGATCAAGAGATCAACAACTACAAATATTAAATGCTATACTTGGTAGACAACTAGAAGCTATTAAACTTCAAGGATCTGCACAAGGACCAGTAGTTAATCTTAATAACATATACAATACATTAGCTCGTATCATTGAGAACGCAGGACTAAAAGATGTTGGATCATACTTTACTAATCCTGAAGTTGGTATGCAACAAATGAAACCACAACCTAAACCACCATCTGAGTTTGAGAAAGTATCACAGATACAAACTCAACAGAAAGCTGCAGAAGCACAGATGAACTATGAAAATAGAATGCGTGAAATGGAACTTAAGTATCAGAAAATGATATTAGAGTTTGAAGCTAAAGCTAAAGAACTTGAACTTAAATATAACGCTGATATAGATGAGAAGGCAATAAGACGTGAAGCATTGGAGATGAAAGGTATAACAGATACCAATAAACAAATGCTTGACGCAGCTACTAAGAATTTGTTAGAACCAGAAGAACAACAAACACAGGTAGAAATAAATGTCGGACCTACAACTAGAGAGCAGTAGAGGCTCAAGAGCAAAAAATATTTTAGAAGATGAGTTGTTTAAAGAAACAATAGACACTTTAAAACAATCTTATACTGAAGCGATATTTCAAACAGGACCAAATGATGAACTTGCAAGAACAAAGATCTATCTTGCATATCAAATTTTAGGTAAGTTTGAAAACCATTTCCGTACTGTTATGGAAACTGGTCAACTTGCTAGCAAACAATTAGATGAGCTACGCAAGAAATAGCACCACCCATCTTGGAGTGCTGTAAATAACACTAACCATAAAGGAGTGTACATATGGCTGATGAAGCTACAAATGTATTAGGCGCTGCAAAAACCCTATCAGGTTTGATGCAAGGCTTGACTTCTGAGCCAGCACCTGCTGAGCCAGAACAAACAACTGAAGAAGTTGTAGAAGAACCAACTGAAGATAACATACCTGTAGAGGATGTAGAAGAAGTTGAGGTAGCTGAAGCTACAGATGACGCTGAACAAGATATTAACGAAAGTTCAGAGGAGCCTTCATATACTGTTAAAGTAGACGGTAGTGAAATGGAGGTGACCCTTGATGAACTACTTCGGGGATACCAAAGAGAAGCAGATTACACACGCAAGACATCAGAACTATCTTTAGAGAAATCAAAGTACAATGAT